TACGATGAGAAATGATATAGGTATGTCTTTGGCTTTGTTGAAAGCTGGAATAAAATGCAGGCGTGAGGGTTATTCTATCAGTCGCAGGCGCAAAATCGTCAAAACTTCCGTTATCTATTTAGTGCACGCTACATCGTGGGCATTGATATTATTCGGACTCTATAAAATGATTTGGTAATGGCTACAAATAACTACGTTGTAAGTTTAAGTATTGACGATAAGGGAGCGGTTGCAGCGGTCAACGACATGACCAAAGCACTCGACAAAGCGGATAGCAGTTCACAATCGCTAAAAGCTCAATTACGTCAAATGCAACAAGAGCTTCAAAAGCTCGATGTAGGCAGTGCCGAGTTTCAAAAGTTGTCGCGTGAAGCTGGGGAATTAAAGGATAGAATTAACGATGCAAGTGAAGCGGTACGGGCGAATGCTGGCAGTGCGTTTGAGACATTAGGCAACAACGCATCATTATTACGTCAACGGCTTTTTAGTTTAGATTTCGAGGGTGTTGGTCAATCAGTCAAGGCATTAGCCGCGAATGTAAACAACTTAAAATTTGGTGAAGCGTCAAAGGGTGTTGGTTCATTAACCAGTGGATTTGGTGCGCTCGGAAAAGCATTGCTGACAAACCCGATTATTCTTATCGGTGGAGTCATTGCGTTAATCATTACGAATTTAGAAAAGCTCGCGAATGTTATTCCATTTGTGGGCAAAGCATTTGAAGTAGTTGGCGGCATCATTGATACAGTTGTTCAAGGTTTCAAAGATTTAACCGACTGGATTAACATAACAGAAAACGCAGCTGTTGATGCGGCAAACAAATCTATTGAAGCGCAAGACGAAACGATTAAGGCGATTGATAGGAATGCCAAACGTCAAGTTGCTATTGCCAAACAATTAGGGCAAGACGTCAACGCTGCGACCATTGAAGCGGAACAAAAGAAACTTGAAGCGTACCAAAAGACCATTGATGATATTGATAAGCTCAACGGCAAATTAACCGATGAACAAATCAAAGCAAGAAAGGCAGCATCAGAAGCTATTTTCGATATTGAAACTGCCCGGATAGAACGGCAAGCGGAACAGAATCAAAAGGACATAGCTGAGAAAGAAGCACGCGAAAAAAAGGCGCAAGAAGAAGCGGAACAACGTGCAAAAGAAGCGGCACAAAAAGCGGCTGAACGCAGACAAAAAGAGAGAGAGCAACGCGAATATGAAGCTCAATTCATCGCTGATTTATATGCTGACCAAGACGCTGAAATTGAAGCGAACAATAAGGCGTTAGCGGATAGGTTAGCTGCGATATGGCAAAAGGCAAATGAGTTAAGTCGTGCCGCACAATTAGCGCAAGGGGATGAAATTGAAGCGATACAATTAGACATTGAGCAACGACTTGATGAACGTGGAAAGAGTGCGCGAGAGATTGAAATGCAGAACTTGCAGGATAAATACTTTGAGCAAAAAACCATGCTTGAAAATGCAGGAAAAGATACCACTGCATTGACTGAATTGTATGAATCCGAACAAGGCGCAATCAAAGAAAAGTATGCTAAAGAGGATGAAGCGCGACAAAAAGAATTAAATCGTAAGCGCGTGCAAATGGCAAGCGATGTCATTGGTGCTATCGCAGGACTCGATGAAGCATTTAGCAAGAACAACAAGAAAGGAGCACGTGCCGCATTTAATCGTAACAAAGCCTATGGTATTGCACAGGCTGGTATTCAAACAGGACTTGCCGTTACGGCTGCATTAACTGCCGGGGGTAATGCTTTGAAATTAGCAACGGGTGTGCAATTCATTGAAGCTGGTATTGCGGCAGCTACGGGTATTGCACAGATAGCAAAAATTGCATCAACAAAATTCAATGAAAACGGTGGCGATGGCGGTGGCGGTGGAAGTACATCAGTGCCAAGTTTAGGCGGTGGAGGTGGAGGAAGTCAACCGAGCGTTCCTGCATTCAATGCGCTCAATCTTGGACTATTACAAAACAGACCAGACCAAACACCAAAGGCTTATGTACTCGCGCAAGACGTTAGTACTGCGGTTGAAGCACGCGACAAGGTTAGAGATTTAGCACGAATAAACTAATAAAAACATGGATAAAAAAAGAATCGTTAAATGTGTCATTGACGAAAATGGCAAATTAGGACTGACTGCGATGGGGCTTGTTGATATGCCTGCCATCGAAGAGAATTGGGTTGCGCTATCAAGCACCAAAATAAAGTTAGCAAGCGTTGACAATGAGCGCAGAATGTTATACGGCGCGGCTTTGATTCCCGAAAAGTTGATACTTCGCATTGATAAAAACAATGAAGAGTATTACATGACTTTTGACAAAGCAACCATTGAGACGTTGGCGCATGATTTTTACAAAAAGAACTTACACCACACGACTAATTTACAACACGCTTACCCAGTAACGGGTGTGACCATAGTTGAATCATGGCTTAAAGAAGGTGATTCAGACAAAAGCCTTGCGCTCGGATTGAGTGACTTACCGAATGGTACATGGTTCATCGGTGCAAAGGTTGACGACGACAACGTATGGAATGAAGTGAAGTCGGGTAATATAAGAGGTTTCAGCATCGAGGGAATGTTCGTTGAGGAAGCCGTTGAAATGAAAGTGCAGAGTGTTGAATCTTCGTTATTAAAAGAGATTGAACGGGTGCTTTCAATGGTATAAATTTGCTACTCATTGTTTGTTGTTTTAGTTATTGCATTTAGGTTAACAAGAATGGCGGGGCAACGGCTCCGCTATTTTTTTTCTACTTGTCGGGGGTAAAATTGAGATTCTGCCGTTATAGGAAAAAATACTATAATGAATCTTAAAGAACAAATCCTTGGCATATTCCACAAATTCGGAATTGATCCAAAAGAGCACGGTGTAAAATTCGACACCGAAGTAAAGCTCGAAGCCGAAGCACGTCTTGCGGATGGCAATATGATTTACACAACTGCTGACGATTTCGGTGTTGGTAGTGACTGCTACATGAAAGATGCAGATGGCAACTCTTTTCCTGTTGGTGCTGGCGAATATCCACTTGAGGATGGCAAAGTTCTCATCGTTGGTGAGGATGGCAAGATTGCCGAAGTAAAAGAGGTTGAGGTTGAGACCGAAATGAGCACTGAAGATTTCATGGCAACTATCAAATCATTGTCTGAAAAAATCAGCGTGTTGACTAACGAGCTTGCTACAAAGAGCGGTGAGATTAACGCGGTAAACGAGGAACTCGCAAAGGCAAAGAACGAAGCCGTTGTAAGTGCCACTGAACTTGCTGCATTAAAGAGCGCGCCAGCGACCACTTCAGTAAAAGAAAGAAAAACCATATTGAGTGCTACTCCTGCGCCTGCTAAGTCATGGTCTCAAATGTCATATCAGGAGCGTGTACTTGCTGAAATTCAAAAAATACAAAAATAATTTAATAAAAAAAGAAAATGGCTACAACTACTAACTTAACCACAACATACGCTGGTAAAGTTGCAGGCGGTTACATTCGTGCTGCCCTGCTTTCAAACGAATCATTAAAGGGCGTTACTGTCCTTGAGAACGTGGATTACAAAGCTGTCGTTCGCAGACTGGTTGACAACACACCCGCCTTTGTTGACGCGACATGTGATTTTACTCCAACGAGCACTATCAATTTGACCGAGAAAATTCTTGAGCTAAAGAAGTTCCAAATTCACCGCGAAATATGCAAAGGTGATTTGAATACTTCAAACTTGCTTTACGATTGGGATGCAAAAGAAACTCAAGATGGTGTTCTTCCTGTATCATTGACTGATGCACTTATTGCAAACATCTTGGGCGGTGCTGCTGCTACAAATGAAACAATGATTTGGCAAGGTCTTGGAACTGCGGGCACTTACAAAGGTTTTTGCGAATTGATTCAAGATGCTGGTGACGATCAAAATGCAGGTTCAGGTACATTAAATTCATCGACTATCGTGGGTGCTATTGAAGACCTTGTTGCCGCTTGTCCAGATGCTGTAAAAGGCTCAACTGAAAAGCCTATCATTTACATGTCATTGAACGCATGGGAAGCATTCATGATTGTTTCTGCTGCTGCGGGAAATGGATGGTACACTTACGGCGGTCCTGAAATGCCAAAGCAATACTTGGGGTATCAGATTTTTGTTTGTCCCGGACTTTACGCTGACCACATGTTAATGACTCAAAAGAGCAATTTGTACTTTGGAACAAATATTTTGAATCAGTGGAATGAGGTGAAAGTTTTGGACATGAGTGACCTTGACGGTTCAGACAATGTACGTTTCAAGTGTAACTTCTTTGCAGGTGCGCAAATTGGTTTCACAAATGAAATCGCTACTTGGGGAACTAACTTCTAATCATTAACAAATAATCATGGGCGGTGTAATAGCCGCCCTTAATAAAATAAAAACATGGCTTGTACAGCATTAACCACAGGATTTACACTCGGATGTAACGATAGCATCGGAGGTGTGAAAACAATATATATCGGTACTTTTGA